GAAGAAAAGCTTCAAGCGCTCGTTGTCCGCACACGTAAAACGATTATTGACTACTATGTAACTTGTGAAACGGATTTTACAAAAGGTGTAAAGTTGTACGAAACCATCGTAGAAACGCAAATTGGAATTACTACTGGGTCGCAACTAACTTCGCTGGAGAACACCAAGAGAGAACTTATTCACAGCACAAACACACCATCTAGTTCTTAATCGGTAGGGGTATAAAATGTATAAAATATATAAGAACTTATATATATTTTATGATATTATCGTTTAACGAATAATTCGCTTAACGACGGCTGCGACGGCTGCGACGACGACGACGTCCGCCAGCCTGGCCCTGGCCCTGTCCCTGGCCCTGTCCTTGGCCTTGGCCCTGTCCCTGTCCTTGGCCTTGTCCCTGAGCCTGAGCCTGAGCTTGGGCGGCAGATGCAACTGCAGCTCTCAAGGCCTTGGCCAACTTGGGCATGTGCTTGTTAGTAACCTTTGCCATTTTCTTAGCAGACATTCTGCGCATTCTACGTGATCCTCTTCGACGAGTAGCCATGTTATACATATACTTGACAAAAAAAAAATAGAAAATGGAAATTTATTTTGATAAAATTATTAAAATAAATCCTAAATAATGAATTAAAAATTTAATTTGTCCAATTCGCCTAAACTTTTACCTAATTACCCAACAATTATAATTACTAAATTACCAAATAGTATCTTTATTCGGCCAATACATTTTATCGCCTTTTACAATATTATACAAACTACAAAATAATTCTAAACGTGATAAACTACAATTGACGCGGTATTGTTCCATGGGGTGAGGGTTTGTCTTCAATTGTGCAGCAAACGCGCGCTTCTTAACCTTTTGTCGCCCTTGCAACGCGATATAAACATAAAATGCGTGGAAGGACAAGGCGCGAATTGGTACAGGGTCGTCATTTCTATCCTGGAAATCCCTTAAGTATTCAGTGCAAATGGCTAAACCCGATATATCTGCTAAATCTTCGCCACTTCCAATCGCCGCGTCAAATTTCACGCCATCGTACCCCGCAAAAGTCTCATATTGCTTAATAACGTCCTCTACCTTTTTGTCAAATATTTTACGATCGCGAGGCGTCCACCAAGACTTTTTATTTCCAAGATAGTCGTAGTTGCTTCCAGTTGTATCTAAAGAATGCGACAATTCATGACCCAATGCGTATCCGATATGTGCTAAATTATATTCGATACCGCGTTCTTCTAAATCAATAAAGGGTTTTTGCAAATATGCTAAAGGAATAAAGATGCAATTTTGAGGAGCAAAGTAAAAACAATTAACTATATAGGCCTGTTTTCCTGACATCTTAAACGCTTTCCAATCATATATAGGAATATCAATAACAGGCTTACCATCATAGGTGACCGCCTGTTCAACGCGCCAATTTGCAATCTTAATCATATTTCCCCACGCGTCATTTTCTTTATAATCTAATATGGGGTCTTCACGCAAATCACTCGGTGACCCAATGATTAGCTTCATATAATCAAACTTTTTAAGCGCAGCCGCTTTCGTAGAGGGCGACAACCATTTATTTCGCTTAATAATTCGTATAAACACCCGTTTTAAATCGTCGCCCAAGTTTTGGACATAATCAATGATGGTTTGATTGCGATTCTTTTCCATATACAACTCGGTAAGCAATGTGTTAAATGTAGCAGATAGACCAAACACAGGGTATATCTCTGTCGGGAACATGCTATCTTGACCAGCAACAAAATTTTCAAAAAACTCGTAGTGAATCTTGCGCCATTCCTTGTCGAAACGAATCAGCTGTTTCAAGTGAATATAAATCCAGTAGGTTCGCCATTTCGGCGTCTTCCAGTTTGCAGACAAGGTCTCGCATGCACTTGTCAAATAATTCAAACCAGTAGATACAAACCACTCAGGAGTCTTCTTAAAGCCCAACTGCTTGCAAAACGCCTCCCAGTCGAAACCATATTTACTTAATGCTTCCTTCCCCTTCACCACATTGTAGAATTCGCTAGAATCATTCTTAATTTTGTCATACGAATAAAATCCGAGAATCTCTTTTTCTACTTCAATAACGTCCACCGGATTCAAGCCGTGATTTGCGCCTAAACAAGCGGTGAATACTTGGTCGATAAACCCGACGAAACGCAACATGATTTCCTTCTTGTATTTAACCATGGCAGCATCATCTTCCGGATTAGTATAATACAACGAAAAATCATACAATGACATTTGTCCAGGGCTAACGATATTTCTAAATGTGGACGATTTTTTGAGGTCAGATGATACATTCCAAAAAATGGGACTCGACCAAGAAACGATTTCATTCTTGTTCACTTCTGCTAAAAAGACCCATAAATTATTTTGGGCCATTAAATCGTCTATATCCGTAATCGTTTTTTTCACACGGAATAATGCAGTGCTTCTATCTAAACGTAAGCAAGACTGATAAATATTGTTTACGGCCTGTCCCTTTTTGGTATGCTTATTCTTTTTGATATATTCTTTTACTAAATCAATGATTTCATAATACACCTTTTCTTGAACGATGCGGAAATTATCAACCTGAACAAAGAACTTCTTCTTCGTATCTTTGTCCTGTTCCTTGAGCCATTGATAATTGATATAGTTATAATAGTCGTTTTTGGCAGTTAACTTGGATGGAGAGAAAGGCGTATTCAACATCTTTACCAGCTTATTTTGGGAATTCAAGTTTGCCTTGTCGGGTGTGTAATACTTTGAACTTTCGTATTCATTTTCTATAGACCTAAATCCAACCTTTACTTCTTGTTTACACGGAAGATTTTTTATGGTTTTACTTGACTTCTTATTTCTATTTCTACGAGTACTTTTACCCATAATATACTAATATATATATATTATGAATATAAATTATTATTCTTCATCAAAAAATCTACCAAATTGCCTCAACATCTTCCCAATACATTTTATCCTTTTTGCTGACACGATGAATTTCTTTGAATAATGCTAAACGTGACAATGGCACATTCACGCGATATTTATCGATTGGGTGTGGATTCTTCCTTAATTGATTTTTCAACCCCTTTTTAGTCAATTGCTGTCTCATTTGCATGGCATAATAGAAGAAAAACGCGCGGAACGACAACATTCTAACAGGAATAATATCTTGTTGCACCTCTTGGAAATCCCTCAAGTATTCTTCGCAAATTGATAATGCGGTTATATCTGCAATGTCTTCGCCTAAGGTACCTTCTACATCAAATTTTATCTTGTCATATCCAGCAAAGATCTCATAATGTTTTAAAATATCCGCTTCTCTCTTTTTGTATTTTATCTTATCTCTTGGCGTCCACCAATCTTTCAGATTTCCCCTTTCATCATATTGACTTCCAACATTATCCAAACAATGCGCCATTTCATGACATATTGTAAACCCAATAAATGCCAAGTTATACTCCATACCGCGTTCATTCAAGTCGACAAATGGTGCCTGCATATAAGCGGCTGGAATGAAAATAGAATTTTCAGTAGGATTGTAATATGCATTTACCACATAGGCTTGCTTGGATACGAATTTCGGCGGTGTTTCAAACCAATCTATTACAGGAATATCAATTAATGGTTTCCCATCCAACTTGGTTAACTGGTCAAATCTCCAACTCGTGCATTTTACAAGATTTTCCCATATATCATTTGGATTATAATCTAAATATGGGTCGGCTCTCATTATTTTTGGGGTTCCTATAATCATATTAATTTTTTCCAATTTTCGCAAAGCATGTGCTTTTGTTTTTGGCGCAAGCCATTTATTACGTTTTATCCTGCGTATAAAGACCGCTCTCAAGTCATGTGCCATGGCTTCTACATATCTTTCATTTTCTTCAATATTATACTTGTCTATATATTGGTTCGTTAAGAACGTATTATATGCTAATGACATTGCAAATATTGGAATCAAATGCTTTGGCATATCTGAGCGTTCACCCTCCACATATTCATCATTGAATTTATAATATACAGCACGCGTTTCTAAATTCCACCTCGCAATTTGACGAATAAATATGTACACAAAATAAGTTCTCCATTCAACATTCGTCCAATCCTCTAGCAAGATATCCGAACAACACTTCAGATAATTCATACTACCAGTTATGAAAAACTCTGGCGTAGTTTTGAATCCCATCGCCTTGCTAAATTCCGGCCAATTAAAATTACATTCATTCAATGCCTTTTCGGGCGTAACTCTATTATAATATTCTGGACTTTCTTTCAATCCTTCACAACCCATTGCATTCAATATTTTGGATTCAATATTAAATACATGAATTGGTTCAAACCCGTGATTTTTACCAAAAAATATGGTAAACATGTCATTTAAATATTTAAAATAAACTCTTTTGAAATTCTTCTTATATTTAACATCCGTTCCATCATCAAAATAAATAGTCAAATCTGTTAAGGTTAGCTTTGGAGGTTGAACATAGCATCGGTAAATATTGGATTCTTTGCTGTCGCTTGCTAAACTAAATACAAAAGGCGATCCCCATGCATAAATTTCATTGCGGTTGATAGTTCCTAAAAACTGCCATAAATTCGCCTTATTTTGCATCATGTTATTCATCATATCCACATATTGGGTAGCATATGTTAAACATTGTTTCAAGGATAGGAATTTACAAGCGGACTGATAGAACGCTCTTAAGTCATTTGCCTCTTTTGTGTGAGTTTTTTTAATATATTCATCTATAATCTCAATCAATTCGGTATATACCTTATACTGAGTGATACGGAAATTGTCTACTTGGACGATATATCTCTGATCAACAGATACTTTATTGTGTTTTAACCAAGTATAATTTACATGTTCGTAAAAGTCATCTTGAATTCGTGTGGTAATGGGCGAGTATGGTTTAGTAAACATACCTTTTAAGTATTTCTCTACATTCGTATGACGTTTTGCAATTTGGTAGGCGCTAGATTTGACATAATCATCCTCAAAGCTTTTAAATGTATGTAATGGTTTTTTGCAATATAGTTTTAATTGGGTATTTGTAAAACAACGCGTTTTCTGTGTATGTTTTGCCTTAATCCGCAGAATGGGATGTTTTGCAGTGGATTTTAATTTTTGCCCCCCTTTTAACAACTTACGGGTTGATTTTTTATTATATATTTTGCGGGTTCCCTTCATATTTTATACAAAGATTTTATTTGATATTGGGTAGAATATTATGCTTATGGCAACTTGTCATCTAAACTATCCAAAATGTCATCATTATAAATGAGTTTGCCAGATGGTTTATATGACTTGACAGATGTATAATTCTTTTTGGCAGGGCTAGCGGCGGGCTGTGCATTTGCCGCGGGTTGTAAGAACATTTGATTAACATCCGCTTGTTTTTCAGTCGTCTCAGTATTTTCTATTTTCTTTCCAAATTCGTTTACAGAAATTCCCGTTTTTTTCTTCAACTCATTTCGCACATACGTCGGAACCCAATCTTTCCAGCATATGAATAGTGTATTGGGATGCATATACCTTACTGCAAATCCGTTTTCGTGCAACTTATCTACTAAATAGGCGATGCATGCACCTTGATCGTATTTAGGCACACCAATAATAATTTCTGGAACTACAAACCAACAAAATTGCTCGTCTATCTTCTGACGACTTATCGTTTTAATTTTCACGTGAATTCGATTGAGGATTTTATTAAACAATGTCAACTTATTCAAATCATGCTGCTTTTTCTTTTCATACAATTCATCAATACTTATCTTCTCTGAAAAATTATTAAAATTCTCCAACGTGAAGATATTTGTCATTTGTGTTGAATACAGAAAAAAAAAATGTATAAATACAATAATACTTTATCATGACAATTAAACATTTGGTCATTTCGGGAGGCGGACCAACATTATTTCGCACATTGGGTGCCCTACAGCACTTACAAGAGACGGCGTTTTGGAAAATAGATGAGATTACGAGTATCTATGGCACGAGTGCAGGGGCCATAGTCGCCGTTCTATTATGTCTACGTTTTGAATGGGATACTCTAAATACTTATTTTTTGGATCGCCCATGGCATGAGGCATTTCCAGTGAATGCGAGCACACTCTTTGATGCCTTTTCAAGAAAGGGTGTCTTTGACAGAAGTTTTCTCGAAAAGGCGTTTAAACCATTGTTTAATGCAAAGGATATTTCAATGGATATTACCATGAAGGACTTTTATGAATATTCTAAAATAGAGATACATATCTATTCATTTGAGCTGCACGAATTCAAGCCCATTGATGTCTCTCACAAAACTCACCCTGATTTGGCTTTATTGACGGCGCTACAAATGTCTAGTGCTATTCCAATATTGTTTGCACCTAAATGTATGGATGGAAAATGTTATTTAGATGGCGGAATTTCCACTAACTATCCGTTGAATTATTGCATTGAAGCGGGAAACAAGAAAGACGAGATACTCGGATTCAAGAACAATTATGATGCCGTAAATGAATCAGAAGACGTATACAACATAGATGCTGAATCAACCATGTTGGATTATATTAGCACATTTTTGCACAAGTTGATATTTAATATGAATACAGAACACCATCAGCAATCTATAAGTAACGAAGTTGTGTATGATACGAAATATTTATCGCTTGCTTACTTGCAATCAGTCTTGTCGTCGAGAGACATTCGATGCGAACTTATGGCAAGTGGTAAGACCGCAGCAGAAGTTTTTTTACTGAAAAAAACGCCTGATACCTAATCCCTAAATTATACACCTTTCAAAAAATCAATTATAACGCGGTATTCAAGAATTGAGTTAGGGTGTCCTTTGTCGGTTTTGCATCGAATTCAATGACTTGGTCATCCTTGATTAACTTGATGGTCGGGTAACCTTCAATCTTATACTTGTCAATCATTTGCGATACTTCTGTAGTCTCATTTGTGCAATTCATCTCAGTAAATGTGACGACATATCCATTAACTTGTTGTCCCTGAAACTTGTCTCTCGCCTTTTCCCATTCTGGTTTAGCCGTTTTGCAATGAGGGCACCAGTCAACGTAAAACAAGATGATTTCAGCCTGCTTACTTCCAGCGGGACCAGAATCAATGCCGGTTCCAGCATTATATGTCGGCTTCAATTTTGGCGCTACATATTTGTAATAATAGTAAATGGAAAATCCAATCAATAAAATGCAAAATAAAACAATCGCAATGACTGCAGGTGTCATCTTAGATTTAATAGTAGCAAGCATACCAGAGGATTGTCCTGAAACTGAATGTAATGACGATCTGAGCATTATATATAATTAAGAAGAAGAAAATTAAGACTCTTTATAGAACGAATATAAAGATTTATTAGAAGTTACTATAATCATGTTGTTTAGAAAAAGTGACGGCACCTTTATAGAAATCAATCGAGGCGACTACAAGAATGAGACATTGTACTATAGTAAGGTGATGAACCTAAAAAAGTCGCTTTTGGCGCTAAAGGTAACTACTATGGACGCGTTTGTAAAACACAAGAGTGGGTCTGCCAAGAAATAAATATTTGCCGCGTTTATTTTTCTCCGTATAGTTTAGTACAGCGAGTATGATGAATTCTACTAAATCTAATCGAAAAAAGCCAGCTCACAAAAATAGCACTACAAGAAAAAAAAGAATATTCAAGAAAAAAGATTTTATTAGTGGAGATGGAATGCTTACAAGTGTATGGGGGCCTAGTATGTGGCATTATTTGCACACGATGAGTTTTAATTATCCGGTGAATCCCACAGAAGACGATAAAAAAAATTATATGAATTTTATTTTAATGTTGGAAAAGGTTCTGCCTTGTAAATATTGTCGCATGAATTTAACTACGAATTTTAAAAATTTGCCGCTTACGATGGCCAGCATGAAAAGCCGTGAAACATTTTCCCGATATATTTACGACCTCCACGAATTAGTAAATACTATGTTAAAGAAGAAGTCGGGTCTAAGTTATTGCGACGTGAGAGAACGATACGAGCACTTTCGCGCAAGATGTGTTGAGGAAAAGCCGACCATATTCAAGGTGCTCAAGGCCAAAACCTTGAAAAAGAAACATGGAGAAAAGGGGTGCACTGAACCATTATACGGCAAAAAGAGCAAATGCATCATCAAGATAGTTCCTCAAGACGAAAAGACTGACACGTTTCAGGTGGATAATAAGTGTCTAAAACGACGATGATTTGAACCCAATATTTTAGCGGTTGAATCATGATTTTATTTTCAAATAGTATATAAAATCATGGACATTATTGCGTGTCTAGAAATCGTTGCGTCTCTTGAAAAATGTTTTATCCATATTTCAGACTTGATAAGACGCACGAATTCTGTAAAATTAGGCAGTCTTGCGGATAGTCATAACGCGTCTGGCGATGATGTCAAAACGATTGATGTCATGTCAAACGACATAATGAAAGAAGCCCTATCCAAATGCGCGTTAATCCGGACAATCGGGTCAGAAGAAGAAGACGAGTTTCATTACACTAAATTTACAAAGGCTCCCTATTTAATTTGTTATGACCCATTGGACGGGTCTTCCAATATTGATGTAAATATTACGACGGGCACCATATTTAGTGTTTACGAGTATGACAAAAATGGCAAAATCGCGGACGGGCGCAGCATTGTCATGTCAGGATACTGCTTGTATGGCGGGGCAACACAATACGTCTTGTCATACAACAATAAATTATCTTTTTATCAATATTCCGTGCAAGAAAAATCGTTTCATTTGTTAAACGACAACCTAAAGATAAAAGAAAAGGGTGCGATATATTCGCTAAATGAATCCAATAAGAAGGCTTGGACGGATGCGCGATTTAACAAGCTTATCGATTTGTTCATTGAACAAAAATATGGTGCTCGATGGGTGGGTAGTCTAGTCGCAGATGCACACCGGACTCTAATCAAGGGCGGATTTTTTGCTTATCCGGGCAACCGCAAAGACCCCGAGGGCAAAATTCGGTTGCTATATGAGGCTTACCCATTTGCGCACATTTTTCATAATGCTGGCGGGGTTTCTTCCAATGGTGTCAAATCGATATTAGACGTGCCTTTTCCAGATAAAATACATCAAAAGACACCCATAGTCTTATGTGGTAAATATGAACACGATTTGTTTATGAACATGGCTGCATAATTGTAGATAATTTTTTATAATGCGTAAAAAATTATATTTGTCGGGCGTGTGGGGTGTGGGGTCTATGTGGGCTGTGGGTCTAATTGCCGAAGGTGCTGTAATTGGATACCGATGGATAAGGCAAGAAGTTGCCACTAGTAGAGGGCATTGATCCGAATTGTCCTCCTCCTCCAAAATAATTTGCGCCTAAATTACCACTTCCATAATTGGGAACCTTTTTGCAATCAAATCTGGGTTCGGGGCACCTTGCACAAGGAGGGCAAGGCGGCGGGGGCTTGTCATCATTGCACTTTAGAATCGGGGGCGGGCAAGCAGGGCAAACCGGCGGCACAACCTCTGATTTCAATATATACAAATCTTCATTTCCTGGAGGAATCATATTCTTGGGAATGCCCTTGGGCAATGAACTGCTATAATCGGCGCTAGTTAAAGATTGAGTGTATGCCTCTTGATAATTACTTGATACATTCATCTTATTCGGAGAATTCGGGCTTCCCATCGTTTGTGGAACATTTGGATTATCCACGCTTGGATTATACGACTGCATATTTGTGGAACTATATGCGACTTCTCTTCCATTTCCGTCTATTAATTTTAGATTCGAGATGCCATTGCTATCCGTATACATTAATGCGACAGATCCGTTGGGACCATAGTATTTCATAACTGCACCAGTTGTTTGTTGTTGTTGTTGTTGTTTTTGACTTGACTTGGATATTGCCGACATAATTTTATCAATAATAGTATCGATAGCGGCTAAACTACTCTGCGATAATAGCGATTTATTCTGCTCATCATAAACTATATTGGTGCCATCTTTATCAGTCACAATGACAGAAAATGCACCACCTTGATTAGAAATTTTGGCGGTTGAACCATTCGGACCATAAAACATGGTGGGAATAGAAGTCCCGGTAAAATGATTGTAGTTGTCTTGTCCAGCTCCAGAATTAGACGGCAGGCTTGAGCCAGAATTATAATTGTTAGAAGACGATGATGCAGACTTCGATGTAAATTGACTAAATATCTTTTTTGCAATCTCATCATCATCCAATATGTGTATTTTCTTGTCGGAACCCAAAAATGGAGCATTAACTTGTGATGTGGTCCATCCTATTTTTTTCAAAAACTTTCCCATGTTCGGATTTCTCTGTAATACTTTATTATTATACATATATACTTGACCAAATCTGTTTACAAATGCATATGCAGTATCTAAATCAATACCTTCTAATAATTTATCCCCATTATACTCGTCGCTGTAAGGAGCTGCACCATACTTCTTAAAAAAATCACTAGCGGTGTCCCCTAGTTTCATATCATTCG